TCCGTAACGGGCCGAGCTTGATACTCGGTCCAGGACCATTGGCAAGATTCCTTGACCCACCTTGCAGAGTGGGAACCCATGTAGATATCCAGCGGAACGCTAAAAGCGCTATCGCCGGGTTCAAAGCCGGGACGTAAAGCAGGACGCTTCACGCACCGTCTCAGGAACTTCCGTATGTCCTCCGTAAAACGGTGGACAATCGGAGACCTGCTACATGAATTATGGAGGGCATGGAGTGCGTGTACATCTTGCACTCTCATGTCCTGGTACACAGGACGAACATCCTGCCCTCCGAACCAATCGGCCCCACAACTCTCGCGGAACGGCCCCGTAATGAACGTCTTTTCGACATTCGTCCGGAAGCCAGCTCCTTTGAGTTTCTCAATAAGCAGTAAAGCGGTGTTCTGACGGACCACGATGTCATCTCCGTAAACGGAGAAGTCATAAGGGCTATCGTCGGAACTTAGAACCGCCGCTGCGTAAGAGAAGCCACTGAAGATCAGCGACTGAAGTGGGAAACAGAAACCATTACCCATACTGCAAAACTTCTCGTACTTTACAGTGCGATCGTTTATGCGGAACGACTCCGATCTGACATCCATAAGGAGGTCAAACCAGGCCGGAGGCAAGAGATCTCTAACCAATCCGATAGCAATGCTATCAGAAGCGGATTCGAGATCAATAGTTACATAAGGGTTGAAACCAGATAAACTCCCCTTGTACGCAAGTACTTGGTTTGTCGTCTGGTCCGAAAGATCTATTCCCAGCTTCCTTAAAAGGAAGCGAAGTTCAAGATCTATACCCTTCTGCACCAAGCCGTTTAGTAACGGTTCTACAGCGATACTACGATGAGTTTTCGCCGTCTTTGGTACGAAGCTTATCTTGTTATAGCTGATCACATGGCCAGCCACCTTACGCAATATCGCCTCAGCTAAACCGAGGTCAGATACTGGTTCTATCACGCCGGGGACCGAGTGGTCCTCGTGACACACGAGTCTCCTCATGTGCGTGTTAGACATAAAGATGGGGTGGATGTGCTTCAATGCCCTAGGAGTCACGGTCCAATTATCAGCCAGAAGTTTCCGGTAGATATTGGTCTTATTTCCGTGAACACCTATACAGGCACCGGATGTGATGTCGCATCTCCGGTATATTCTACTCAGGTTCGGTTGAGGACCGATTACCTTTTCGATATACTGGCGCACGAGCCGATAAAACTCGGCGTCCGCGTTCCAGCAACGCTGCAAAGCAGCGAAGCGCTGGTTGGTCCGTTTGCAACGATGTTCAGCAGCAAGGAATTTCTTCCAGGCTGCGGCCTCGGGGTCGAACCCCTTGGCCTCGTCGCAAGTAAACGGATATTTGCGGATGAGTGCAGACAACTGAACCGCCCGAAAATAAGATTCGGGGGACCCGTACTGCTGTGGGTCCATTGGTTCGCTTAGCTCAATAAGGTCCGTGTAATTACGGGACCGTAAAGCGCCTAATAGCTTAGGGCGCACTTGAGCGTCAGCCATCTGACTAATGGCGATCCTCGCTACTCCGTTAAACACGGAAAGGTCGGATGTAATTAGGTCCACTGAGGGACCTGAACCACTTCTATTGGTAGGCATAAAGCCCTCCTATAGTATGCTGAAGTAAACTACCTGCCTTACTTCAAGGCGTGAATACATCTTGTATGCACGCCGTAAGGCTAGTAGCACATGCGGTAACGCCAGAACCACTTATAGCCGCTGCAACGCAAGTCGCAATGGCAAGGATTATGGCGTAGCGTTTCTTCTTCAACTTCGAAGAATCACGAAACCGCCTTGCTTTCTCGAAGTCGCCCTCCACCGGCGGATCAATGTCTTCCGGGAAATCCGGAGGCATTCCACCAGGAGTGGGGGGTTGATGACGACGATTAGGCATGGGAATTACCTCCTAACTCGCTGGACCGCTATTGAGCGATATCCAGTTTGTCAACGAGGTCATCCCAATGGGCGGTATCGATAAACGCACGCAACCGCGTCTTCAGCGTGGTTATCTCAGACGCCTGCATCCCTTGCGGGATACGCGTGGCAATTTCACAATATGCCTCGCCAACAGGGTCCGTGCCATCAGTACCTGACACAACCATTTTGAACAGTGTCTGAGCCTTCTGCTTCGGGTCTGAAGTGCTGGACGGACGAATCCGTTTCAGCGTAACTTCATCCTTAGCATCAAGGGCCTGATTAGGTCCGCTATAGCGGATCGAATCGGTAGACAGTTGAACGTCTTGGTTAAACGTTTCGGTATTGAATGTAAGGGACATAATGTCTCCTGAGAAGGTTAAAGGATTACCCTAGGAAGTCACGCACGCGAAGCTTTTGCAACGCAAGCGCGGCTAAATCAGTCAAGCGATCAAGCCCCAGATCATTGCCCGGATAGAGCAATTCTGTGGTTGTCGCACCGACTGATATCCCGGGGGTCCGGACTGTGTTCCTGGCCACGTATTTCGACACGACCGGGGAACTTTCAAGTACGGTGTAGTTCCACGACGGCACTGGCTCATACGAGTCAGAGCATGTCGTGATCCATTCCGTACGCTCGGTCGTCCAGCTAGCTAGTTGTGTGACGCCCTGTTTAGGGGCGGTTGCCTTCAAGAATTTCTGGACGTTGAAGACCCAATCCACCATGAATGAGAGGGGAATACCCTCCCACGCCGCCGACGCAAAGTCGGACGACCTGAACCCGAAAGTATTTGGGCTACGGTCAATCTCGTACAGTACCCCAGCCCTGACTTCGCGCGAAACATCCGTTTGGACGGCTCGCACGTAGTTCCCAGTTTGACTCGTATCATACAGAGTCGTCTGGAAAGAGGCATTCCCTCTCGCCGTGTGGCGTTCGGGGGGGCGTTGTACGACGGATTCCACAGCTCTGATGGCATCCATAGCATCACTAATGGTCGGCATTACCGCATAGCGGTAAGACAACCAGTTCGAGGCCATATGCTCGCCGAGGTTAACAACCCCTCGTGCAGCACGTGCCTTACGTGATGCTCGCGAAGAACGCGTAGCGTCCTTTGCGATGTCCCCTATTACGTCATTTAATGACCTTAGGGGATTACGGAGGAATGATAGTGTTTCACGCAGCTCTACGATAAACGTAGAACCCTCCCATACCGGGGCTTCAACCCCGGCTGCGGCCTCAGTACCAGCTATGGTATCGAGGTTCGTAGGGAAGGTAGGCTGCAGATGCTCAACGGGACCCGTATAAGGGTGTCCGAAAGTATCGTACACTACCACAGCACCATTAGTTTTATGTTGCTGACGCATAGGCGGGGCCGGTAGACGCACCTCACGGTATTCCTTATAGGAACCCATGGGATTGTTGAAAACCTCGCCATTGCCAGACCTACGAGAGAAATCTGGGATAACAACATCTGTCATTGTCTTGTAATCACCAACATGGAAGTCCGTAGGACTTGTATCCGTGCCGGTGGTTGGAGACCCTGACAGTGGAGTATAGGTCCAATCGCTTTGATTGGGAACCGTAGTCCGGTTATCTTCTGATCTCACTCTTTGGTATGGCATACTCTGCGCCTCCATCAAAACTAGCTCTTTAGGGCATCGATAAACACGTTTCCGTGAAAACCGACACGTGTAGCTCTTTCGAGCAGTCTTATTGACAGGTTCGTCTGTCCTAGCACAGCGGCCAGTTTATAAGACAAAGGCTAGGCCCCCTCCCGCATTGCCGAGCACGCGCGATGTTCCTAATTGGCATCCCGCAGGTCAGCTGAACCGACCTGCGCGCCGTTAGGAGCGACATCACGCACGTCGGTAAGGGAGGGGAC